CAAGAAATGAATCATGTAGAGTCATCTCCGCCATTTATAGTTAAAAATATCATATATTATTTAAGAAATTATCTAATCTTATAATAAGAATGTCTATTAATCACGCTTTCCATATAGAGAAATTAAGGACAGATTTTGAAAACATTATTACTTTGAAAAAAGAAATAGCTAAAATAAAATCCATAGTTAGTGAGAAACTTTCTCAATTAAAGATTCAATACAATGAATTAGTGAAAACAAATAGTAAGAAAATATTCCTATTTTGTTTGGATTCTTTTTATTTTCAATACAAAACATTCGCAATGGAACTAGAACATATTGACCGTTTCCGCTCTCTCATGAATAATAGAATGTATTGCGATTATTATAAACTATACAATATTATTATTGGATTTGTTAAAGAGAACCGTACCGATTTAGATATTGATGAGCTAGAATTAAAATCATATCCCACATATAAAGATTTGGAGCCATTTCAAGAGTATAAATTAGAGGATATCAAGGACATCCATTCTAATATTCTTGTATTAATAAACAAATTATATTTACAATTAAATAGTAAAGTAGACTGTGTTGACCATTATAATGAAAACCATAAAATTGGTTTCTCTATTTCTAATTTTTTAAATACATTAGAATATGAGAACCGATTATTGAAAGAACAGATTTCTCTTTACATTAACTATGTCTCCTTTTTCCATATTTCTGAGAAACGCCAGTTAAATAGACTGTTTATGAGAATGCAAGAATTCTATAAAGAAATAGATGAAAACATTAATATCAACCGAACATTCTCTATTGCTGATATTGGCGAACAAGACCGCTTACACCGTTTTTATATTATTGGTGAAGATATTGAAATAGAGAATATTCTAGAAGACCTTGAATTTACACCACAACCACCACCGCCTGTTTTTGACCCATCTGGTGGCAACCCACCACCTGCTAGTTTTTCAGTATCTTTGCCAGATAATAATGAAGAACCCGAGCCAGAGCAAGAAAACATATGCATGGAAATGAAGGAAGAATTTAAAGAAAATTAACAAAAAATTGATTTAGAAACATGGTTATATTCGTACTATAAATATAATCATGAGTGAAGAGAAAGCTCCTAGAAACGCCATTTTAATTGCTGCTAATTTATCAATGTCGCTGCCTCAAGACCAACAGGAGTTTAGGAATGATTTGGCAGAATTTATAAGAGATTGTGCATATACATCACCCGAATTGTGCACTGCACCTGCAATATGGATAAAGTTAGAAAGTGTTATGAAAAAGCATATCGTTGAAATAGATGCTGATTGGAAACAAACTCTAGTTGATTTATACGTTGGAAAAACCGAGTTTCAAAATTTGTAACTATATTATAAACATGAACAACCATAAAATACTAGTATTTTCATCTAGTTTTTTTATAGCACCGTTTTTGTATTTATATTTATTCGTTGAAAATCCAAATCTATATGAAACCGTTCTCTCTATAATGTTGATAGGCAACTTATTTTTTTCTGTTTTGTTTTGGAATAATCCTGTAAAGTTTTCATTATTGCATACTCTAGACAAATATTTCGTAAGATTATCTGTGATAGCTGGGATTATTTATATTAGTTTAATAAAAGACATTGAGTATTACTACAAATACATCTTTTATATTTTTTTCTTTATATTTACGGGTTTGGTAAAATTGAGCACTATTGAATCTGACAAAGTTTGGTGTTCAGATATGCATATTGTTTACCATTTTTTATTGCATATATTTGGTATTTCAGGGAGTTATATTGCGTTCATATAATTATTTCGTTTTTGTAAATACTAATTTTCTATTTATAATATAGAAAGTGTAATATGACAAAATCTACAAGCGGAACCGAATCGGTTCTAAGTGAAGGTAAGAAATCAGTTAGCCGAGCACCAACTGCACATTCCAACGAAGGTAAAAGTGTAGCTGATTCTAACAAAACATCTAATGTAATGGTGCATTGGTCTGAAGAGAATGAGAAAATTTTAGTAGAATGGTGTGATGTAGCACAATGTTATAAATGGTTAAATGCGCGCGCTCACGCCAGACTTGCGTTTATGCATGCATGGTTTACTATTCCTGCTATTGTTTTATCCACAATTAGTGGAACAGCATCATTCGCTCAAACTAGTTTACCAACCGCATATCAAGTATATTCTCCTATGGCTATTGGTGGTATCAATATTTTTATTGGTATTCTTACTACAGTACAACAATATTTGAAAATATCAGAGTTAAATGAAGCGCATCGTGTATCATCTATTGCTTGGGATAAATTCGCTCGTAATATTCGTATTGAATTAGCAAAAATTCCTGATGAGCGAATGGAAGCAGGACCGTTTATTAAACTATGCCGTCAAGAATTTGACCGTTTAATGGAGACCAGTCCTATGATTCCCGACAAAATAACCAAGGAATTCAATGCAAAGTTTAAGGGAAAAGACGATGCAAGTATTCGCAACTTTAAAAAATTAAAGAAACCAGATATTTGCGATACTATTGTAAGTGTAAGCGCCGTTCGTAATAAATGGTACCTACAAGGAAAGGAAGAAGAGGAATCTGATGATGAAGACAGTGTTGATTTAGAAGAGAATTTGGTTGCAAAAAATAATTTACTTGAAATGCAACAGCAGTTATTGAAAGAGAGAGATGATGAGCTTCGTAAGAAACAGAAAGATGATAATGAGAAATCCAAAAAGATGTTTGAAGAATTAGAAGCACTTCGTAAACAAGGTGAAGAGCAACGTGTTAGATATGACGCTCAGGCCGAAAAAATTAATAAATATGTTGGTGCGTTTGAGGAACAATGTGGTAGAAAACCATCACGTGATGAAGTTTATGATAATTTCAAGGACGATATTGATAGTGATATATTAGATAGATTCTTGGACCGTTATCAAAATAATAGTGATGATTTTGTTTAATTTATATTATGGTGACTTTTACATAATATGAACTTATTTCTTAGTTCGGTTTTTATCAGATCTCACAAAATAAAGTCCTAGATTTTATTGCCCAAAAATTGCGTCCTGCTTCTGTATAACCTATACAATTGTGAGCAAGATATTCTGTCAAACTATCTTGTGAATCCTTAAAGAATTCAGGTAATGGCTTATCTTTATTGTCAATTGATTTTTCATCCTCTAAGAATAATGCATATCTTTTAGCTTTCTTACCCCCTGTAAAAAAACTAAAAAATGACCCCACATTGTTAATTGGTTCTGTTGTAAATAAATAAGCATCACCCAACACATCATGATGTGTTTGTTGTTCAAGTTCTTCAATTACTTTATCATCTTCGTAAACGTTCTCGTAAGTGACACCATTCTTTTTGCATAAATATACCACAATAGGATTTTCTATTTCGTTTCCACCTTTCTCTTTCATTTTTAATAAATCATTGTTTTCATTAAACAATTTTATTATATCTTCTGGAACAGAAACATCAACAACTTTCTTTTTATTTATAATTTCATCTATTATTACAAACTTTGAACCACTGCTTAAAACCATTTCTGTTTCGTCTGTCTTCTCAAATATGGCATATATTTTACCATCTAATTCGGCAAAACCCTTATATTGTGTTGTTATATCTTTTAAACGAGATTCTATTAGTTCATTGCATTTTTTAATATATATTTCTTCTATATCCGAAGTTCTATCACCGCCTTTCATTTCATTCTTACGAATATCTATAATGTTTGCGTCTGGAGGAACTTCTAATGGATTTACTGGATTTACTGGTTGTTGTTGCACAAGTTGAGGTGATGTAAGTTGAGGTGATGTAAGTTGAGGTGATGTAAGTTGAGGTGATGTAGGTTGAGGTGATGTAGGTTGAGGCGTTGTAGGTTGTTGTTGTACAAGTCCAGGTGATGTAGGTTGTTGTTGTACAAGTCCAGGTGATGTAGGTTGTTGTGGTACAAGTCCAGGTGATGTAGGTTGTTGTGGTACAAGTCCAGGTGATGCAGGTTGAGATGTTGTAAGATCAGGTGATGTAGGTTGAGGTGATGTAGGTTGAATTGATTCAGGTTGTTGAACTTGTTGCTTTTCAATTGATTGTTCCAATTTTTGTTTTATTAACTCTGTTTCTGTTTTGGCTCTAGCTTCTGCTTCTGCACTGGCTCTAGCTTTTTCTTCTGCACTAGCTCTAGCTTCTGCTTCTGCAGCGGCTCTAGATTCTGCACTGGCTCTAGCTACTGATTCTGCGTTTGATTTAGATTCTTCTGTTTGTGCCTTAGCTTCCGCATTAGCTCTGGCTTCTGCCTCTGCATTGGCTCTGGCTTCTGCGCTGGCTCTGGCTTCCGCTTCTGCACTGGCTCTAGCTTCTTCTGCTTGGGCCTTAGCTTTAGCTTCTTCTGCTTCTTTCTCAGCTTTGACTCTAGCCTCCTCAGCTTTGACTCTAGCTTCTTCTTTTACTCTAGCCTCTTCCTCTTTAGATTTAGCTTCTTCCGCCTTGATTCTAGCTTCTTCTTTAGCTTCTTCCTCTTTAGCTTTAGCTTCTTCCACCTTGATTCTAGCTTCTTCCTCTTTAGCCTTGGCTTCTTCTTCAGCTTTGACTCTAGCTTCTTGCTCAGCCTTAGCTTCTTGCTCAGCCTTAGCTTCTTGCTCAGCCTTAGCTTCTTGCTCCTTGACTCTAGCTTCTTCTTCAGACTTAGCTTTTTCTTCTTCCTGTTTGGCTCTAGCTTCTTCTTCAGACTTAGCTTTTTCTTCTTCCTCTTTGGCTCTAGCTTCTTCATCAGCTTTGGCTTTAGCTTCTTCTTCCTCTTTAGCTTTAGCTTTATCTTCTTCTTCCTCTTTGGTTTTTTCTTGCTCAGCCTTAGCTTCATCTTCGTCGGGCTCTATTTCAACATCTTCTTCATTATCCTCAATGTTGTCTTTACTAGATTCTTTATCTAAAGGAATTGTTTCTTCAGGTTTAATACTTTCAAACATTACTGAAGTCAATTCACTCTCAATAAAAGTGTAAGATCCACTAGTTTTCTCAAAATAGTATTCAACAAATGGTTTTTCTAATTTATTATTTATTTTATAAATACAAACATCCAATTTATAATTTTTGCTGAGGTCTCGGTCAATACCGAATTTTTGCATTAAATCATCTTCATCAATGTATTCATATTCTACTTTTTCACTAGGTTCTACAGGTTCTATTTCTTCCTCAGACTCGTTTATTGGTTCTTCTTCAACTACTTCTGTCTCAACAACTTCCAATTCACTTTTAGGTACTGGTTTGCTTAAATAAATGCTAACAGATTTTTTTAATTTATTAATTAAAAAAGACATATATAAATAGTATCTAAAATAATAATGCCATCAAAACTTGATTCAATTCAAAAAATTGATTTAATCGTTTATACATTAAACTAATCAAACATCAAACCATGTCTTACTCGCAAGATTTTATTCAATTTATCAAGTCTACTCTTATCAATGCATGTTATGTAGGATATTGCAAACAAGTATATGCCGCTGCTGACATTGAATCCCAAAACTACAAATATAAGCTTTTGGACTATAAGAATGAAAAATATATTTGGGACAATATTTTCAGCAGCGTCAATGATTTGTTAGTTTATTACACGCATCTCTCTGTAGATCACCTAGATATTCTGAATCTCCAAAGCAAGGTTACGTATACTCAAAATAGACTCTCTTCCAATTACGAGCATGTTACGTTCCAAACTTTTATTGACAATCAAATAAATTTTCAAACAGTTGGATACAGAGAATATCAGAGTTTTATTAAGTCAATGAAAGAGCCCGCATTTAAAAACAAGATGGTTGAAAGGTACAGAACATATATGGAAACTAGAACACTTAAGAATCATATTATTTACGTTATTGGTTTGCACTTATCAAAGCAAATTGATTGCTCAACTATGTTTACAGATGAAGAGTCTGCTGATATGGACACAATGATTAACGCAATTCCTTACTTTGAACATCTGTCTAAAAACTATTGGACAATTGAGGATATTGAGAGTGGTCTTATTCATAAATCATCAGAGACGTCTACGAAGAATATCAATTTCAATTCATTGGAATCAAGGGTTCTAAAACAAATAACAGAGTCAATGTAATAACAGAGCCAATGTAATAACATTGTCAATGTAAAATAATGTTTATAAAACAAATATAAAGATTATCCGTGATTATAAAATAGGTAAAAGAACATCTTTTAGATTAAACCATCTTTTTAATGTCTCATGACGATGATTATTATGCGGCGGATGATATGGATGACAACGTTGGGTTCATTCCATTTAATCCAAGAGAAAGAGACGACGAATCCGATGATACGTCTCTAAGTGCCAACAGGAAGAGACAGCGAAAGAACAATGAGGAAATGAAAAAGCTTGATAAGGGCTATCATAAGTTGAAGCGAACTGTTAATCATAAGCAAGTTGACATTGATATTTACACTACCAATGATATGCCAGGAACTATGATTCGTGACGCTATTACAGGTTCTAGATACAATGAATACAGGGTAGGTACTCGCAATGAGCATCTTTTTTTCAAGGTTGCCATTGCTACTGGAGAGCTAGGCGATTCTGGCGGTCTAGTATTCTTTGATAGTCCTGAACAATACGAGCGTCATTTTAAAGGAATTTATGTAGTGCCTAAAGTAATAAAAGAAAAATGGACCAATAAGTGCGCTGAGATTAGAGCGCTTAATAATAAGTAAAAACAATATAATAATAATAGAACAATATATTTTATTATTATTAAGTATATGATTTGGAAAACTTTTTTGATTAGTTTTATATTAAATAGCGGCAAACATAAAAACCTTGTTTTAATGGATTCAACACACACTTCACATGAAAAAATTCAGAGACGCAGCAGAAGTTATTCAGACGATTTAGATAATTGCACTGATAGCAATAGTTCTAGTTTTATAAAAAATACCAATAGTTTTTTTTCAAAACCAGGGTATGATAATAGATACAACGAAACCAACAATGATAATGACGTTATTTTAAACATTACACGATTTAATAGGCAAATGGAATTGTTGAAAACTTTGGAAAACAACATGACATCTCAGTATGTTAAACTAGATTTTATAGAACGATACAATAAAAACGAAAATCCATCACCGTTGATGCCTGATATTTTTTCAGGAGGACTATATAAAGATTGGGATTTTGAATAGGGTCTTTAGGAAAGATTGCTAATAATATAAAAAATATATTTTTATAATATAGACTCTATATTATAAAAATGATTGATACTAATGCTCCTAACGATACTATACCGTTCGTGGCTTATGGGTTAATTGGAATTACATCTTTAGTATTGGCTTATGCAACTTTAATGGACGTTGATACATTTAAACAGGAAGGTCAAGAAGAATCTGCAACTTCTATGTTACCTTCACCTTTTGGTACTACCCCTACTTCTGGTGAACAATCTGATTCTACGCCTATAGCCAATGAAGTTCTCGGACAACCATCTGATGCTTTTTCAGTTTCTTCAGCAGAGCCTGTCCCTGGTGTACCTGTAATGCCTGTATCACCAATGATTCCTAGCAATCCGCTTGAACCAATGTCTACTCCTCCACCTCCTCCTGAAGTTCCTAAACAAATGGGTGGAAGTAAAAGAAAAAATAAAAGTACACGAAAGAAACGTTAGTGTCTATGCTAACATTTTATTACATCTGATAAAAAAATCATTTATTTTATTTTTATCAGCTCCTATTACAACATCATCTGGAACATGAGAAATATTACCTTTTTTGTAACATAACAACACAGGAACGCCGTTTACAACACGCTTTGATTTCAAAAAAGAATAAACATCAATGCATTTATCAATATCAATAATAGCGCATTGTACTGTATCAGGCGTTCTTTCAAAATACCACTGCACACCCTGATTTATAGTTTTACATGGGCCACACCATTCAGCTCCAAATTTTAAAATAAATAGTCCTGGGTTTGATTTAAGCAAATCACCAAAGTGATTTCGGTCAGTAATTTCAGTTATTATTGGCAATGGCATATAAATTATTAGGGTGGTTTTATTTATTTAGTTTTGTACGTAAAAATAATTGCTTAGTAGATTTTATAAATGGCCACACATAATCTAAATATTAACACATACAAACTTGATGACTTATTAGAACTTTTCCATTTGTCATACAATTTATCATTAGATGACTTAAAACGTGCTAAAAAAATTGTATTAATGACACATCCTGATAAATCTAAGCTAGGTCCTGAGTATTTCCTATTTTATAAAAAGGCTTTTGATGTTGTAGTGCAATTTTATGAGAATCAACACAAACAGAATCAAGTTGTCCCTACAGAAGATCCAAAATACGAACCTATTAACGCATCTAATATAAATAAATCTGCTGTAAAAAAAGTAACGAGCGTAATAAACGAAATGAGTCCAAGTGAATTCAATAGTAAGTTTAACCAATTGTTTGATGCAAATATGTCATCTAAACCAAATGCCGAAAGAAATTCTTGGTTTACAAAAGATGAACCTAGTTATCATGTAGACGGTGATGTAAATAAACAAAATATGGGGATAATGTTTGATAAAATGAAACAACAACAAAATAGTACGATTTTATCTAGATACCGAGGTGTTGAGAATTTGAATAGTGGTTCGGGTTCAAACTTATACGATGAAGATGATAATGACGACTATGTTCAATGTGACCCTTTTAGTAAGCTAAAATTTGATGATTTAAGAAAGGTTCATAAAGACCAAACTGTATTGGCTGTTAGTGAAAAGGATATTAATAATGTTCAATTATATTCATCTATTGACCAATATAATAGGGTTCGTGGACAACAAACACTAACACCGCTTGAAAAATCTGAAGCAGAGAGATTGTTATCAACACAGGAGCAACAGTTTAAACAGCGTATTATGCAAAAAGAATATCAATCTAATTTGAGAACTATGGAATACGAACAGAAAAATAAAACTGTTTTGTCTAGCTTCTTACAATTAAGAAATTAATCAGAGCAAGAGCTTGATGATGATGAAGATGATGATGAAGATGAAGATGAACTAGAACTAGACGAACAATGTGACTCACAACATGAATCATCATCTGAATAGCACTCTGGGTCGTGTAATAAATTGCATGATGAGTCAATTACTAAATTGCACGATAAGTCGTGTATTGAATCACAACATGATTCATCTAGAGAATCACAGCATGATTCATGTTGTGAATCTGACCCAGAATCTGACCCTGAGCATGAACCACAACATGAGCCAGAATCTGAGCCAGAATCTGAGCCAGAATCTGAACCACTTGAAGAAGACACACTATGAGAAGAATATGTTGAACTAGAGCATGATTCAGAGTCACTACTACTACTACTATCTGATTCTAAATCAGTAATCACTATTTTTGATCCCTTTTTATTTTTAGGATTTATATCTATTTTTACTTGTTTGCTCATACTAAATATAATATGAGTACATATTATATTTATTTCCTGAATTGTGCGAAATACCATTCCTTTTCCATATCAAGCATTAAGTGGTTGTAGTTAGTATTGCGCTCTTCTATATCGCTATAGTTTTCATATTGTGTAACGGTAGGAGGAGTAATCATAAACCAAAAATCTTGCATCTGTAATCGTTTCCAATAAATATCCAACGAATATGTTTTCTTACCTTCAACCGTAGGATTCTTCATTAATAGACCAGCACTTTCTTTAAAGTTCTTTAAAAGTGTATCATAATACGAATTCTTAATAATGTATCCTGTTGTTGTTTGACAGTAAAATACCCGAACGCAATTATCATTAATTTTTTGATAAGGAGGAACATTATTACCCCCTATAATAATCATATCCCACATCATATTATCTTCCTCATGAAATTTGGTAAGATTCTTTAATAACAACTCTGGATTCATAAATGTGATATCGTCCTCACAAATAAAGACGTATTCGTATCCTCTTTGTTTTGCTAATTCTAAACAACGGATATGACTAAGAGTACATCCAATCGCACCTATCTTTGATTTTATTGCATTTACTCTTTCACCCACTATTCCTAACTTTTGTAACTCTGAACGCACGTGTTCTAAACGATCTGTGCGATGTTCTAAATTAATAAAGAGTGTATTTTTTAGTAATTCCATTCCAATAATCATATAATATTCATATTTTTATATCATTATTCTATTTTCTGTTTTTTCGGGTTCTTTTACCACCACGATTTCCTCTGAAAAATCCAAATACAGATTTAACTGCTTTACTTATTGAACCTTCTTGTGGAACGGGGCGAGGCGGTTGAACTGGTGCACTACGTGCCCTTGGTCTAGCCACTATTGGCATACGGTCACGTCTTGTATGTGCAGCTCTTAGTGACGCATTCTCTTTCAATCTACGCACCTCGGCTCTTGATGCTATCTGTACAGCTGCTCTTGCCCTTTCAGCAGAAGTATCATCTACATCACGTATATTAAACATTCTACGAGCAGCCATTGCCGCTTGTTTTGGCGCACTTATGCGTGCGTTTGCTGATTTTCTGCCACGTCTTGCGTATTTTGACCCTTCGTCAAGTCCTGGTTTAAGTCCATGACCATAATCATTACGCCACTGTCCTAATTCTGTCTTTGTTGCCCAACGAGCAGCATCTGTACTATCTGTTCTAGGCTCGGGAATTTTGCTATCAGTTGTGTTCATGCCTTCATTAATAACAATATGTCTATCACGTTTAGTTTTGTTTGAGCCAGTTTTTAAAGCAGGCTTTAATTTCTTAGAAGATGATTTTTTTCCAGATGATGACATATAAAATGTAATTATATTTTTATTTGTTATTATTGATTTCTTCTAAAATGGTCAATCTTGCTATCAACGTAGTAACTTGTGATTTTAATTCATCTATTTCTTTTTGTTGACTCTCTAATTTCTCCGCATTCACAGTATCTGACCAGGATACAGATTTTATTAATCTGTCAGAAGTATCTGGTTGTGGTATTTCCTCTATTTGAATATTAATAGTATCTGGGCTCTGTTCTATTTTTAATTTATTTGGGTGCGAAACAATTGGTGTTGCAGATAGAGGTAGCGGTGCATATTTCTTTAATTCCTCTTCTCTTTCTCGCAAATGTTGTTGAATAAGCTCATCCATATTTGAAAGAGGTTTATCCTGTTTTTCAGAAAACTCAGGTGCCTCAGGAACCTTCCTATCAAACAATGAATTATATTCTACCTGCTTTTGTTCAAACTGATTCCCTATCTTTTCAACCTTATTTTCAGTTATTGAATAAGGTTTCAAGAAATTTTGGTCAAGTTGTATCGGAGCAGATTGTGCTGGTTTTTGCTTAGTTGATTCTTTAACGTTTTGAATCATATACGTAATTGTTGTTTTGTTTAACATTAATAAATCTGTCTGGTTCAGTAAACGACCTGCGTTTTGATCATAAAACATCTGTATTATAGATTTAAACCATTCATCTTTTTTGTAAGGATTGTTTAAAAAGAAATCATTTACTATAGGATTTTTACTTATTACATTCCATAGTAATTTTTGATTTTCTGGCGTAACGTATTGACTCATTTTAATAATATAAACCTCCTTATGTTTATATTATTTTTTAACGATTCTTCCTTGTGCGGTTTTTAATGCTTTTGGTATTGGATTTTGTGCGAGCATAATTCTTTGTCTTACGTCCGCCACCAGCTTTTGTGGCTTCACTAGCTTTCGCTGCTTCAGCATTTGCTACTTCATCTGGACGTTGACGCCTATATTTAATGGGTTTAAATAAAACTAATTTCTTCTTCTTATGTTTAAAGAACTGTTCGTTAAAATCTTTTGTAGGCTTTTTATTCTTTGGTACTTTTTTGGCATAATCAAATAAATTTATTAAAAAATGATCTACCTGGTCAAAACTTGAGAATGGTAAAGGACTTTTTTTAGTATCAAACTCAATATGATAATTACCAATACGATAACCTTGATTGTTTACATATGGAACAGGATATAATTTTAAATTTATGTAATGTTCTATATCTTTTTCTGTTGGTTGCGTTTCAATATTAGTGGCCATACTAATTTATAAGGATAAATTATTTATCGTTAAAATAGATTTTACGGAATCTAAAGACATATTTATCAGGAATTCGTTTATCCTTAAAAAACTTTATTTTTTCTACGTAATTTGCAAACACTTTATTTTCAGCACGATTTGATAACATAGTTATTATAAAATACAATGCAAACATACCGCATTCTGTTGTTCCCATTTGATGTTCTAATGGACAATTTTCATAATAATGCAATTTGATAGGAGGATTCATTGCTAAACCTTGTTGCGTTATTGTATCTACTAATTTGTTTATTTGCTTAGGTATTTTATTACCAGCGCTATCTAGATAAAATATATATTTGTCATCTGTGTCTACAAATAAAGTTACCCAATGACTACCACTGCTTGTGTGTGGTGAAACATTAAATACAATACCAAATTTACTTTTTCCCTTCTTTACATGTTTTTCTAAATTAAACGTGCATAGTTCATTTGATACGCATTGTCCAAACATATCACTAGGTTTAGTATCATAGTCAATAGGGGATGGGTCTGGTGCATAAAATTTTGGATATTTTACCATATATTGTTTCAAAACATCACGTATATCAAAATTAGATAACCACTCATCTGGATTTGAATTCCAATCATCAGGATGGTCGGGAGCAAAAATATATTCATCTAATCTTTTTCGCACTGATTTATCTTCTATCTCATCTAACCAACAATCTTCTTTGCTACATGTTCTTAGCCTAATTTTTAATTCGTTCCATATTTTTATAGGGTTGTTTGTGTTAATCATATTTTGAGGGTTATGTTTGTTATATGACTTTTTTAATAGTTCCAATACATCTGCGGTAAAGCAACTACCTTTGACTGGTGTGTTTTTATCAACCATTGGACTGCAATTCATTGTTTTAAATGTTTTACCCCCACCCTTTTTCACCATTTTTTTTCTATAGGTTCTATTATTTCTTTTTGATTTGATGTTTCTTTTCATATATATTAGATAAGGAAAATAAATATAACTTACGAAACCACAATTGTAAAATATTAAATAATACTATTAATACGTGTGCAAATGCCATAATATTTTTAATATTTAGAAATTGTTTACATAGTGTATAATGCCAAGCCATAAATGTCATTATGAAAGTTCAGATGAAAGTTGCGAAAGCTCAGATGAAAACTCTTGCGAATGTAATCGTAGACATTGTGAGAAAAAGAAATATAAAAAACCTTGTTGTGAGAAAGAAAAGCATAAAAAATGCACCAAAAGTTGTAGCAAAAATTGTAGTAAGCACAATATATGTTATAAAAAAAACACAAATGCTCCAACTCACACCATAACGAAAAAACTATAGATTATTGCAAAAACGATTGCCAAGATGGGAAAGTTATTTTAATAACTATATCGTAATAAAATACCGTGATATATATATATATTGAATATGTCTATTAAAAATCCAGAAGTAGCAGGAGAAGGAACATATGGATGTGTACATAGTCCTAGTTTGAAATGCAAAGACAACATAACAATTTCATACTCAAATAAAGTATCAAAATTATTAAAAAAGAAAGATGCACAAACAGAAATGCGTGAGTATGATAAACTCCTAGAAGCAGATAAAAAAAAAGATTACTATTTAGGAAAGCCAGAAGATTGTGAATTAGATGATAAAAGTGCAACAAATATAACTGCTATACAAAAGTGTAAGATTGGTGAGGAAGCATTGAAAAATTTATCAGGATTTAAATTGCTCATAATGAAAGACGGTGGTATAAATTTAGAAAAATATACAAAAAAAATGAGTGAATGGTCTGTTTCTGAAATGAGCACTGAGCTATGTGAGAAATTTTTATTAGAATCATTGCGTCTTTTTCACGGATTAAAAGTTTTTGAAGAATATGATTTAGTGCACCATGATCTGAAACCTCAAAATATTGTGTATAACGAAACATTAAACCGTATGAATTTTATTGATTTTGGATTAATGACATCCAGAAAAAAAATTAAGAATGAAGCTAGAAAATCAAAATATGATTTTGCGTTGTTTCATTGGTCGTTTCCATGGGAGTATGAGTTTATTAATCAAAAAGAATTTAATAATGTAGTAATTTTCCCAGAAAATCAAGATGAAATAATAACCGAAATACATGACGAAATCAGAGACAAAAAAGGAACGTATTATGAACATATTAAAACATTCTTTTTCTATGCCATAGATAGATATACCAGTATACAAAAATATCAAACTGATTGTCGGGAATATGTCGAGAGTTATGGGCGTACTGTTAAAAACAATATGCTTGAAATGAAATATGAGAAATTCCTAGAAGCAAGCGTAAGAACAGTTGATGTATTTGGTCTAGGACTATCATTAAATTATTGGCTTCACGTTGCTAAAAAATTCTTACCCAGCGCATTAATATCAGAATTGGGTGTTTTATATAATAAAATGATTGCTGCTGAATTAAAATTTAGACCATTTATTGCCGACGCACTTATTGAAATGGAAACAATACTTACTAAAAATGGCCTTTTGGAGAAATATAATAAAAAAATAATGAATCATACGGTAGTTGATTCTAATGAAGTTGAAATAAAAACCCCTTCAATAGAGCACCATGCATTTGATAAAATCGCAAAACCTAACGATGCCCTTGTTAGAACAGACCCTGGCGAATGCCCTGAGGGAATGGTTAAAAACGACAAAGGAAAATGTGTAAATATAAAGCGAACAGAAAGAGTATGCCCTGAAGATAAAGAACGTAATCCTAAAACTAAGCGTTGTGTAGCTAAATGCAAACCTGGTTACGTACGCAATGAAGAATTTAGATGTGTTAAGGTTAAGATTTCTCATGCAGTAGTTGACAAAGCCTCATTACCATGTCCCGAAGGGAAAGAGCGTAATCCTAAAACTCGGCGATGTGTAACTAAATGCAAACCTGGGTATGTGCGAAACAGTGATTTCAAATGTGTTAAAAATAGAACACAAAAATTAGGATATTAATAATATAATATCCATAATATATAAATGCCTTGTGAAAAACAAACTACTAAAAAATATTTATCCAGAAAATCGCCACCATATTCAGCTATGGATTGCAAAGGAAAAACCATGGATGGTAAAGATGGAAAATACATTTCAAAACCCGATAAAAAAAATGTATACAGATGGACTAAGGTGGGTTCTTCAAAAGGAACTCAGAAAAATTTAGACATTCCCAAACCAAAATATAAATATACTATTGAAGATAATGGAACGAATCCTTACCAAGTATACGACTATGGCTCCAGAGCAGATATTTATGCCTTTAAATATGACAAAGATACAGATAAAGATATTATGCAGAGAAAAATATTAAGTATTCCATATAAAAAAATATTCCCAGGTGATAATGCATTAAAATTAAAAGATTATCCATCTGTAAAAGGTAATACCGTTCTTTTACTACAGAAGAATGGAAAATATATTTATGTCGGCGCAGGAATTTATGAGTTTGAGACAAAAGATGGAGATGTTATTGATAAATACTATTCTCCTATAGGAAATAGTGATGTTCCTTATCCTTACGCTGTTGGACAAAAAAATAGTTATTTTTTAATAGAGAAACAATACGTTGAAAATAAAAATTTGGATTTAAAAAAGGATGGATATACACAATTGTACGGGTTCCCTGAAAAAAGAGGAGATACCCCAAATCCTGTTCCTGCAAAATCATTAAGAATGAAAACACTATTTAAACGGTTTGCATTATATCATTAAATAATATCCTGTTCTGTCTCTTTTACACGTGGAATATAATTCATTGGAAATCCCATCTGATTCCCTTTTTTAACTACCTTATTTTTACCCCAATATGATTTCATTGTTGGATTGTCATCTATAAGAGGTTCCTCCATACTTCCAAACAACATATCTTCATCATGGTTAGATTCTTCATGATTTTCCATTTCTTTACATTCATAATGGTGAATTAATGTTCTTACATAATGGTCAAATACATCATTTACTTCTGTTGTAATTTGATGCTCAGGATTATTCAAAAAATCAGTTGTTGTATTCATTATTTTAGACCTATATTTGCGTATTTTTTCCAAATGGTTCAAATGTTCCTGATGTTTTTTTGGATCTGTTTGAGAAAGATATCGGTTGTAATGATTTTTATTCATTAACAATTCTAGGGTTACTTTATCTACAAAGTCATTTGTTAACGGTTTTACCGATTCGTCTGTGTTTTCCATTATATTTATTATAAATATATCTTATTTATAATAATTCTATTTATTGGCCTAAACTTATTTCATATTCTTTTTTGTCTTAGTATGTGCTTTCTTTTCAGCAGCAGCTTTCTCTTTTTCAGCTTTCTTTGTTTGGCGTAATTTCTCAGCAGCAGCCTTTTTATCGGCAGCAGCTTTCTCCTTATCTGCCTTCTTTGTTTGGCGTAATTTCTCAGCGGCACTCTTTTTATCGGCAGCAGCTTTCTCTTTCTCAGCCTTTTTAGTTTGGCGTAATTTCTCCTTTTCTAACTTCTTTGCATCTGCCACTTTCTTTTTCTCAACTTCCTTGACATGTTTCTTTTCCTCTTTCTCTTGTTCTTTGGCCACTAATTCTTCATCATAATCTACTAAATTTTCCAACATTTTATTACGATATTTATCCACCAAATTAGTTAATACCTCATTTTGTATATTCTCTTCATATGCTCCTTCCTTACGTAAAGTTTTACGTAACTTCTTCTCTTCCTTATCTATTTGTTTCTGTGTTTTATTGTCCTCTTTAATCTTCTTTTTCATTACTTTCTGTATTTTAGTAATGTACTTTTTACGGGTTTGCTGAATGCTTCTTACGTTTTTATTAATATCCCTTTTTGATACAGTAAGATTCTTGTTTTTTATTTTTAATAGTTTCTTGAACTCTTTTTTATCATCCACCAAAGTACTCTTTATCACACCACGTTCTAATTCACTCAAATCTTTTTTTAATACTGTTTTCAAATGGGCTAAGCGTTTTCTATGGTTCTCTACTAACCCTTTAATTTCACCCTCTAATTCACTAATTCTATCATTATATGCTTGAATTCTCTCATCAAAATTAACAATTGCAGGGTGTTGAGTAACTACTTCCGCTAATTTACTAGCTCTAGTAATTTTCTTGGCACACTTGTTTTTTAATTGATATAACAATGATTCCTTATATTTCTCATATTCTTCCTTATATTTCTCAGAATTTTCCTTTATATCTTTCAAAACACCCTGTTTGGATTTATTACGCTCCTTGATTAGTCCTTTAACTTCTTTAATTTTTTCACGTATTTTTTTAACTTCTACTTTAGCTTCGTTAATTAATTCACGTATATTACGTTTCACTATCTTATTGCAATCTTTCGCCTCTCTACCATCTAAATCACCACATACTTCATCCTTTAAGAAATTAAACCGATTAGGGTCTAAATCTCCAAGCTCACCCTTAAGTTCTTTTTGTTGCTCTAAGATTTGTCTTTTTAAATCAGGAATATCAGATTCCATTAAATCTTTCACTACCTTTTTATCAAATTTCTCAACATTGGCAATATTAGAAACAATAGGAACCTCAACATGTTGAATAATAGGTTGTGAAAATTGCCGAGCATCTTTCTCACGATTTAAATAACTCACATATCCAGAAATATCATCCAAATATTTACCTCTACCTTTCTCTGTGAATTCTCCATCGTCGTCCAAGTAATTTCGGGCAAATGCATCAAAATCCGCAGGCATCTGTTCATCTGGACCCTTACACAAATTTATTAATTTTATAAGTTCCATAGGATCATTTGTAACAGGTGTCGCTGTCATTAATAATAATTTCACTGAATTTTGCCCTGAATATTGGTAAGAATACATCAAAGCTTGATGAAGTAAATTCATATCGGGTCTTTCAACACTAGATAAATCTCCACCGCCATATAATTTATGAGCTTCATCAATAATCAATAGTGTGTTACGCAAAGGGTCTTCTTTACCATTTATTTTCACCAATGTGTCATACATTGAATTTTTTTTAGATACTAAATTACTGAATTGCTTATAAGACATAGGGCGCACTCTCCATGCTTTTGATAATAATTGCATTCGTTTATTTTGAACAGCAGGGATTTGAAGTCCAGAGTTCTGTATTTGATGGCGAATACTTTCATTGCATACTTGGTCAAACATATTCTTCCAAATATCGCTTTTTAAGGTTGTGCGAGTAACCCAAAGAATTGTATATCCTTGTTTCTCAAAATTTGTAGTGGCCGCTGCAATTGCCGAGCACGTTTTTCCAGTTCCTACCGAGTGGTGTAACAGCATACCTTTTACAGGATTTGTGGGTGTGAAATAATTGCGAATAAAATCCTGTGTTGGTGTATAATTAATAATTTGTCCAGACCCACCACCTTGTTTATCCGCACACAAGTTCTCCATCTTTACATCAGTCCATTTAAACTCACTAAAATTGTCTTTGATGTGCTTGCGCATATCGTCAAAGCCTAGTCGCTTAGGCTCGGGGTAAATTAATGGTGGTCCTTCACGTACGACCAATTTTTTTGCACCACCATCATATAATGCTTCTTCGCCTTTTGGTAAATGGTCATTTAAATTATCACTATCAGTCAATGAAACCATAGGAATTGAGAAACTATGAATATTTTTATTCAATTCATAATCTACTGAGCCAACCACAGTTGTTTTTTCCAAATCACTAGCGAATTTTAAAAGACGAATATCTAAATTCATAGATTTCAAATACAATTCTATAGCAGTTTTAGTTCCCATAAAACTTCCCTGTAATTTCTCAGGTATTTGTAAATCATATACAAAAACATGGAGAGGCCAACCCTGTTGGGGGTGGAATTCTAATCCCTTTTGACCACATGTTCTAGTACCACGTCCAATAACCTGTTTCTGGTCAGCTGCTACAGTAGATGGTTCAAAAATATGCACGTATTTAATATCAAAAAGGTCAATCCCCTCTTTAAAACCACTATCCATAACAATTATTCTAGAATGCTCACCATAGACGTTATCTGGTCGTGCATTAAAAGTTTTTAATATATCTTTCTTTAAAGATACACTTATGGGTTGGTCATAAACAGTAACAGATGATAACAATAAAAAATTGTTGCCTTTAGTTTTGTTAAGTGCGTCAGTAGAGAGCAATTCTATCTTTTCATATTTTTTCTCTTTCTTTTTAGTAGTGCCATCGCCTCCTCTTTTAATTTTTCCAAATGAGACTAAGTTTAATGGGGTTCCTTCTTCGTCTTCATCCGAGTCACTATCCTCTTCTGAATCCGTGGATAGCTTCTTTTTTATACCTGGTTTTAATTTGGCATTATATCCCAATTTCATACCCTTAGCAATCAATGCAGAAGCCAATATTTTTGCTCCGTACGATGAAGATTTTAAATCAGAAAATATAAAGTGTTTGAATTTCTTACCATGTTTTTTCATATCTTGTCTATCCAATTCATCTATTTTTTTTAATAATACATCAAGTTTGGGCGATTTTTCAGGTATATCATTTAGTAATATTTGTGGATTAAAATCTAATTCATCAAAACGATATATTTTTGAACGTTTACTCCAATTAGATTTTTGGCGAACACAAGTTGGGTCAAACGAAACGATGGATTGTTTTTCTATTGTTTTTTCTAAATCATTTAATCCTTTCACAAAGTCTTCATCTGTATCCATATTTAATTAATTTATATAATAAGGCCATAAAAAATATAACGATATGTTATAATTAAAATATGTCTAATACTTTTGGGACCCCTATAGGTGGAGGATACACTCCTCAATTTAATAGCTCTTCAAATTTAGGTGGACCATTTAATGGATATTCACCCCAGCAAACTATGACCAATTTTAAAGACAGTGGAAACGTTATGATTCGCAGAATCCTTCGCGATTCATGGAATGGCCGTGGTGCCGTTGGAACCGATGGAACGGGAAATGCTTTCAAACGTGTTGTAACTCCTTTCCGTGCCGTTAACAATTTAGGAGATTTCTTAGGTCGCCAAAATTACGTATGTGGTGGTGCTAACCAAATCAACAAAACACGCCCTGGATTACAAGGGCCTTTTGGCAGCATGATTTCAAATTGTGATAACACAGGCGTTGCTGCTGCTGTTTGCAACACACGCTTTGTACCTGATTCTTCTGATTACACAAAATTTAAGAAACAAAGTGCTATGAACCAGAACTACAACGATTTAGGGTCTGGTGGTGATGTTCACAATGCATCATTTGTTGCTAGAATGGCCGTTCACCGTGGTATCCGCGCAATCTAGGGGGAACCACAGGTTCCCCCTTACCCCCTCCTGTCTTTTAAATGTATTTATATTACTTACCATTTTACATCATAAATTTATATTATTTAAAAATCATAAAACAATTCTGGGTTCCTGGTGGATAAAGCTGGCGCAATCTAAAAATTAGCGTTAATATTTATATAATTAAATATAATTATATAAAAATGTTTTCACCACAATATGCTTTTAATAGTTCATTTGACATAAGTGTATTAGATACTAATCGTATAAGAAATAGAAGTATAACATTTATTAAAAGTGACAATATTATTGGAAGCTATATAAGAAACGGGACATATTGGGAAGCATGGATGTTAAAATACATTCAAGAAAATTATTTACCAAATACAAACATGATAGATTTAGGTGGGAATATAGGTACTACTGCATTGTTGATGGAAGAAGTTTTATCAGAGGGTAATAAAATTTTCACATTTGAACCTATATATAGTGACATTTTATTGAAAAACATAGTTGACAATAACCTTGGTGAAAAAATTATATTATACCCTTATGGTGCGGGTAATAAAATTGAATCCGTTAAAATTGGAAATATAGACCTAACTAGTTCTACAAACTTTGGAGGAACGTCTATCGTTGATACATTGGAGGATAACTATAATAGTATGAAGGTTAATTTAATTCCAGTTGACGTATTAAATTTTGACAACATTAGTTTGATAAAGATTGATGTAGAAAATATGGAAATAGAAGCATTAGAAGGTTGTATAAACTTAATAAAACAATGTAAACCAACTATACTTATTGAAACGTATAAATTTAATGATTTAGTAAAAACTGATATATTTAAACATTTAACTGAATTGGGTTATGATATAAATCCAATTCCTGAAGGTTATTGTGACTTTATTATTAAAATAAAATAGGATTTCACAAATTACTCATGCAGTCAATATAATACAAAATTATATTTTTATTTTTATTATATACTTAGTATATAATAATGAGCAATCCAGTGTTTATAAAACAAGATATCAATAATGGTGCATTATCTGCTATAAAAGCTATGCCTCTTAAAGATAGCACATCTGATAGCACTAGCGATTTTGAATTAAGCCGTAAAATTTATGAAAGAACATATACTACACCACTTACAACCGCCCAAGTTTTGGCTGCATTAAAACCTGCTAATTTTGGTATGAGTGGATTTATGAATATGCATCGTATTCGTCCCACTGTTTTTGATGGTGCCCATGCTCCTGTTCAAAAGAAATGGATGGGTTCTACGAATCGTGACGCATCACAAATAACAGTAAATCGCCGCACAAATAACGTTGGCTCAGGCTCATTAAATTATGATAATAAGTTAATGTCGTTTACTGCTTATAAAGATGTAAACGTAGTTAATGATGCTCTTCGCAGAGTTAGAGCAGGAGGCTCTGTTGCTCCTCCTAAGAAAGCTGCCAGTCCTAGTCAAACATTTGTTCCTAGTCCAGGAATACATCCTTATATGCAACCTGGTTATACAGGAAAAATCGGTAGTTATTTCCCTAACTCTAGATACAATAGTCAAAAATAATTGGTTAAAAATTGAACTATAATTAATATAAACAAATCTGTATTAATTATATATTATGGAGTTTGAAGCACCATCAGAAACCGTTTACACTATTTACAGCAAAAGTGGATGCACCTATTGCACCAAAGTAAAGAAGCTCTTGCAAGAAAAAGGATATGCTTTTGATATGATTGACTGTGATGAATATTTGCTTGAAGATAAAGAGGGATTCTTGAAGTTCATTGAAGAAAAGGCTGGTAAGGAATATAAAACTTTCCCCATGGTATTTCGTTCTGGATATTTTATCGGTGGATTCGCAGAAACAAAAAAGTTAATTGATATTGAGGAAGCCTTTAATTAAAAACAAAAAATAAACAATATAAAAATATTTTTCTTATATTATTTACGAAGATGTCCTCATCCCGTGTAGCTATTGGCATTGATTTGGGAACAACATATTCTTGTGTTGGAATTTGGCAAAATGACCATGTTGAGATTATTGCGAATGACCAGGG